ATCGAGCGCGAAGCGAACGCAATCGCCCAACGCACTCGTAGAGGAAAGGGCAACATGATTCTGTGTTCCGCAGACGTTGCTTCCGCACTCACCATGGCTGGTGTACTTGACTACACCCCCGCACTCAACGCTAACCTTAACGTTGACGACACCGGTAACACCTTCGCTGGTGTTCTGCAAGGTAAGTATCGTGTATACATCGATCCTTATTCTGCTAACCTGCGTGCTTCCCAGTACTTCGTTGCTGGTTATAAGGGTTCTTCTCCTTACGACGCTGGTCTGTTCTACTGCCCATACGTTCCTCTTCAGATGGTTCGTGCAGTTGGTCAGGACGACTTCCAACCTAAAATTGGTTTTAAAACCCGTTACGGTATGGTTGCTAACCCCTTCGCTGAAGGTAACGTCTCCAACCAAGGACTTGGACGCCTCAAGCAGTCTGCAAACCGCTACTACCGTCGTGTACGTGTTGAGAATCTTATGTAAATCGCTGCCTTCGGGCAACGTTACATTTCATCAGGGACCTCAAAAGGGTCCCTTTTTTTGTCTAAATACAAGTAAATAAATAAGACGAATGAGATCTTTCGATAATTTCATTGAAGAAGCAGCGACAAAGAGATGCCCTACTGGAAAATACTACTGCTTCACTGATAAAAAATGTAAGAAGATGCCGTCTGGTTATCATGTGGGTCGTGGAGGATATCTAGAAAAAAATAATGATTCTGAGGATTCAAATGGACCAAAGAATGGTAACTCTAATGGTGATAACGGTTCTAATGGCAATGGAGATAGCGGAAATGGAGGTGGCGGAGAATGAAACCCTGGAGTAATCAACTCGACAATAGGAATTATCTTTCCCCTGTTGGTTTTAAATTTTCAATTACAAAAATACCAAAAGTAGATTTCTTTTCCAACTCTACATCAATTCCTGGTATCAATCTTGGATATGCAGTTCAATCAACTTACCTTAAAGATATTCCTGTACCAGGTGATAAATTAACTTATCAAGATTTTAGTCTTAGTTTCTTTGTAGATGAAAATCTAACTAATTATTTGGAAGTTCATAATTGGATAAGGGCACTTGGATTCCCAGAAAGTGTTGATGAATTTACTGATCTCAAAGAGAAAGATAAGTATAATCCATCCAATGATGCAAGAAATCCATTGAATGAATATTCAGATGCTAGTTTGTTTATCTACAATAGTGCATTTAACGAAGTTGCCAGAATTGATTTTCAGAACGTATTTCCGGTAAGTTTATCTACGATTAATTTTGACGCAACTAACTCAGATATCAATTACGTTAGCGCAGAAGCAACCTTCAAATACTCCATATATAATATAGAAGTTTTATGATGTAAAGTATGAATCTTGATGAAATTCAATCGTTATGGGAAGAAGATTCAAAATTAGATGAAGATGAGTTACATACGGAATCAACTAAGATTCCGTCTCTTCATGCAAAATATTATAGAATCCTTAATAGTATTCTTCTTCTGAAAAAAATAGAAGAGAATAAATTCAAACAACTCAAAAAAGAAAAATGGCAATATTACACGGGTAAGGCAGACCCAGAAGTGTACATTGATAATCCATTTGATCATAAAGTTTTACGGCAGGATGTAGACAAGTACATGGATGCTGACGAAGACCTTATCAAGGTTATAAGTAAGATTGATTACTATCAGATTATGTGCAACTATCTGGATAGTATTCTGAAGACAATTAACAATCGAACATATCAAATTAAAAACTCAATTGAGTGGCAACAATTTATAAGAGGATATAGTTGATGACTGATCTTGTTATACGCAAAAAGAATGAGGTTTTTATTACTGTAAAGGCAGAACCTCATATTATTCAGGAACTATCAGATCATTTTACATTTGACGTTCCCGGTGCAAAGTTTATGCCTCAATACCGTAGTAAGTATTGGGATGGAAAGATACGTTTGTTTAGTTCTCATACTGGAGAGATCTATGTCGGACTACTTGATAAGATTATGGCATGGGCAAAGAACTATGATTATAAAGTAGAGTTTGAAGATAACAAATTCTATGGTCCTCCATTTGAAGTCAATAAAATGATTTCAAAAGAAGGAGTCAAAGAATACATGACTCGTATTGCTAGGTTCAAACCTAGAGACTATCAGATTGATGCCGTATATGATGCACTTAGATTTAATCGTAAACTGTTAATATCACCAACTGCTTCGGGTAAGTCATTGATGATTTATTCTGTGGTGAGATACTTTGCAGAGAAAGACCATAAGATTCTTTTAGTTGTTCCTACTACTTCTCTGGTAGAACAGATGTTTAAGGATTTTGAAGACTATGGATGGAATGCTGAGGACTATTGCCACAAGATATATTCGGGTAGGGAGAAGACGAATCAATATCCTGTAACGATTACTACTTGGCAATCTATCTACAAATTACCCAGAGCATTCTTTAAAGACTTTGGAGTCATCATTGGAGATGAAGCACACTTATTCAAGTCTAAGTCTCTTGTTAGCATCATGACAAAGATTGATAGTGCAAAGTATAGATTTGGATTCACAGGAACATTAGACGGCACACAGACCCATAAGTGGGTGTTAGAGGGGTTGTTTGGTCCATCATATAAAGTTACTCAAACAAAAGAACTCATTGATAAAGGACATTTGTCTCAATTACAGATACATGTTCTACTAATGAAACATGATTCACATGAGTTTGAAACTTATGAAGATGAAATACAATATATCATCGGTCATAACAAAAGAAATAACTTTATTAAGAATCTAGTATTAGATCTGAAGGGTAATAGTCTTATTCTTTTTAGTCGAGTTGAATCACATGGTCAACCACTTTACGAATTAATAAATAATTCTGTGAAGGGAAAGCGCAAAGTATTTTATGTTCATGGTGGAATAGACGCTCAACAACGAGAACATGTAAGAGAAATTACAGAAAAAGAAAACGATGCAATTATTGTTGCATCTTACGGAACATTTAGTACAGGTATCAATATTAAGAATCTCCATAACGTAATCTTTGCATCACCATCTAAATCAAGAATACGTAATCTTCAATCCATTGGTAGGGTATTAAGAAAAGGGGATAATAAAAATCAAGCAGTGCTTTATGATATTGCTGATGAAATAGTCTATAAACAAAAAAAGAACTATACACTCAACCATCTAGTCGAAAGAATTAAAATCTACAATCAAGAGAAATTTAATTATGAAATTGTACCAGTTAATCTTAGAGATAAATGAAAGAAGAATTCTATGCAACAATTAAATTAATATCAGGTGAAGAAGTTTTTGCACAAGTAACTCCTTGCGAAGAAAGAGATAGAACTTTACTTATTTTAGATACTCCTGTAATATTTGAATCTATACTGATTAAACATATGGGAGTGAATGCTATGAAAGTTGAGCCATGGATATCATTAGGTGATGACTCTATGATAATTATTGATATGAATAAAGTAATTACTATTAGTGAAGTTAAAGATGAACAAATCCTTTTTATCTACAATAAGTACTTAAAGGATAAGAATCGTGACTCTAATAAAACAAAAATAAATAAAGATATGGGGTTTCTATCATCTATTGCTGAAGCAAGAGTGAACTTAGAGAAGTTATATAAAAGTAGCTAAGCCATCCCTATGAACCCTAACAGAGTTATTCTACAGGGATATTGCAGAGTTGTCAAGCCCCTTGATTATGTGCTATAATGTGAACATAACTCACTAGGAGAACCATGAAATGTCAAGAAAGAAATCTGAACATTATGTAAACAATAAAGAATTCTTAGATGCACTTATTGTTTATCGAGCAAAAGTTCAAAGAGCAAAGGATGCAGGAGAACCACTTCCACGTATCACGAACTATCTTGGTGAGTGTTTCTTGAAGATTGCTACCCACCTCTCTTACAAACCAAACTTTGTAAATTATATGTTCCGTGAGGACATGATCTGTGATGGTATTGAAAACTGTGTTCAGTATATTAAGAATTTCGATCCAGCAAAGTCTAGCAATCCTTTTGCATACTTCACTCAAATTATTCACTACGCATTTTTGAGAAGGATTCAGAAGGAGAAACGTCAAATGGATATTCGTACCAAGATTGTGGAACGTTCAGGATTTGATGAAGTGTTCTCCAGTGATGGTGATATCTATAGCACTTCTGATTACAATACTATCAAAGAAAACATTCAGTCTAAACTTTATTCATGAAACTGACAAAAGAAATAACTAATGACTAAAGTAGCATTATTAAGTGATACTCATTATGGGGCCAGGAAAAACTCCAAACTATTTCATGAGTTCTTCAAAAAATTCTATAATGAAGTATTCTTCCCCACATTAAAGGAAAGAGAAATTACCGAATGTGTTCATTTGGGTGATGCATTTGATTGTCGTAAGTCTGTTGATTTCTGGTCTCTCCAGTGGGCAAAAGAAAATGTCTACGATAAGTTTAGAGAGTTTGGCATTAATGTCCATAACATCGTTGGTAACCACGATGCGTATTATAAAAATACTATTAACATCAATGCTATCGATGGTTTACTAGAATCTTATGATAATGTCGTAAGGGTATCGGAACCAAAAGAATATAAGATTGGTGGTGAAAAGATTCTACTACTTCCATGGATTTGTGAAGACAATCAAGAAAAGACTTGGAACCTAGTCAAAAAGACAAAGGCAAAGGTTGTAATGGGGCACCTAGAATTGACCGGATTTGAGGTAATTCCTGGTATGAATATGGAACATGGTGAGGACCCTACTAGATTCAAAAAGTTTGATCAAGTATTCTCTGGTCACTATCATCACAAATCTACTAAAGGTAATATTACATATCTCGGTAATACCTATCAAATGTTCTGGAATGATGTGAATGATACTAGAGGTTTTCATATCTATGATACCGAAACTCAAGAACTAGAGTTTATTGCAAATCCATTTGGAATCTTTGAAAAGTTTTATTATGATGATACTCCATATCAATTATTCGATACATCTGATCTAAAAGATAAAATTGTAAAAATTATTGTCCGTAAAAAATCAGATCAACTTTCATTTGAAAAATTTATTGATAAGATTCAAAAATCTGGATGTTCTGATTTAAAAGTTGTTGAAAACTTTTTAGTTGATGATGAAGATGTAAATTTTGATAATCAGCAATGCGAAGACACTTTGAGTTTCTTGAATAAATATATCGATGATTCCGATTTTGATTTACAAAAGGATATAGTCAAGAAATTGATGAGAGATGTATATCGGGAAGCTTGCGAAATGGAGTGATGTATTTACTTACAATATCAGGAAAAGAAGATGAAGGTGCATATTCTGTACTAGATGAGGATGGTGAAAAAGCACTATACCTATTTGAAGAAGAGGATGATGCAACCCGATATGCTGGTCTTCTGGAGGCAGAAGACTATCCTGAGATGGTAGTAGTAGAAGTTGATGAGGAACTGTGTATAAAAATGTGTGATGCTTATAGTTATCGTTACTGTGTGATTACGGCAGACGATTTTGTAGTTCCACCCAGAGGGATTACATTAGAAGAATTGACAGAATGATATTAATGGTGTAAGATAGAAATATGACTGACTACCTAAATGATACTCTTCAAGACAATCCGCTGGAAGAACTTACTCTCAACGGGTAATAACTGGACTGAAATTAATCTGACAGAATCACAAACGAGTCTCATTGTAGGAACAAATGGAGCAGGTAAGTCAACAGTTTTAGATGCTTTAACGTTTGTTCTGTTCAATAAACCATTTCGTAAGATTACCAAACCCCAACTAGTCAATACAGTGAACGAGAAAGACTGTGTAGTGGAGATTGAGTTTTCTACGGGTGTAACTGATTGGAAACTTATTCGTGGTATCAAACCAAACATCTTTGAAATTTATAAAGATGGGCAATTGCTTGATAAGGCAGCTGCTGCTACTGACCAGCAGAAGTGGTTGGAAGAGAACGTTCTGAAAATGAACTACAAGTCATTCACCCAGATTGTAATCTTGGGTAGTGCATCTTTCGTTCCTTTCATGCAACTCTCTACTGCAAATCGTCGTGAGATTATTGAAGATTTGCTAGACATCAAGATTTTCTCTCACATGAGTAATATCTTACGTGAAAAGATTCGTAGTTCAAACGACAGTATTCGTGAACTGACCATCCGTAAGGATTTGGTAGAAGAGAAGATTGATATGCAGAAGTCATTTATCTCTGACCTGGAGGAGACTGGTAAGAAGAATATCCAAGACAAGAAGAATAAGATTAGAGAGTTTGCTGGTAATGTAGATGATCTCGTAAAGGAGATTGAATCTTATGGAGACAAGTTGAAAAATGTTGAAGACCAGATGGAAGTATCTTCAGGTTCTGACAAGAAACTTAAGAAACTCGGAACACTTCGTGGTAAACTTCAACAAAAAGTTACAACAATCACTAAAGAACATAAATTTTTTACCGAAAATACGGTATGCCCCACATGCGATCAGCACATTGAGGAATCATTTCGATTAAATAGAATTAATGATGCAGAGTCCAAAGCAAAAGAACTTCAACAGGGGTTCACTGAGTTGGAAGAAGCAATCAGACTTGAAGAGGAAAAAGAAAACCAATTCAAGATTCTTTCTAAAGAGGCAACTAACCTAACGCATGAAATTTCTAAAGCAAATACTCGGATTTCAGGACTGCACAACAGAACAAGAGATATTGAATCAGAAATTCAAACTATTACCGAACAACTTGAGAACCGAAATACTGAGCACCATGCATTAGAGAAATTAGTTACGGAACTGGAGGAACTTCAATCTAAATACTCCCAACAAAAAGAGAATAACGTCTACAACGAATTTGCACATTCTTTAATGAAAGATGGAGGAGTAAAATCCAAAATTATTAAGAGATATCTGCCTCTTATGAATCAGCAGATTAATAAGTATCTTCAGTTAATGGACTTCTATATTAACTTCTCTTTGGACGAAGATTTCAAAGAGACTGTAAAGTCCCCGATACATGAAGATTTTAGTTATGAATCATTCAGTGAGGGGGAGAAGATGAGAATCGACTTGTCTCTCCTCTTTACCTGGAGAGAGATTGCTAAAAGAAAGAACTCTGCTAGTACCAATCTTTTGATCCTAGATGAAATCTTTGATAGTTCATTGGATGGATTTGGAACAGAATATTTCACAAAGATCATTAAGTATGTTGTGAATGATGCAAATGTCTTTGTTATTTCACATAAGACCGATGAACTGATGGATAAGTTTGACAATATCATAAAATTTGATAAAGTAAAAGGGTTCAGTAAAAAAGTCTCATAGGTATCACCGATGACAACCCCGAACTGGCAGCACCATTCCAAGAAGGATAAGAAACGGACTCTCAAACCACAAGCGATGAGAGCACGGAAGGAAGCACTCAGACAGTTTAAGAACCGGTACATGAACCCGTCCAAGAGACGGGTTTCGTCGTATTATGAGTCCATACGAACGAACACCAATGACTGTTTCCCACGAGATCAAGTCGCAACTTGCTAAACTGCTTGCTACCGAAGACCTGGTTGTGGAGAACAAGAATGTAGAGACTGCATGTTTCAATGTTCATACCCGTGTCTTGACCCTGCCCAATTGGAAGAATGCAACTCCTGTTGTCTATGACCTTCTGGTTGGACATGAAGTAGGACATGCTCTTTATACTCCTAATATTGATTGGATTGTAGACCGTAATATTCCCCCACAGTTTGTGAACGTTGTAGAAGATGTTCGCATTGAGAAACTGATGAAGCGTCGATATCCTGGAATCTCTAAGTCATTTTGGAAAGGATATGAAGAATTAAGTGATGATGATTTTTTCCAGATTAAAAATGAAGATCTGACTTCGATTAATCTGGCAGATAAAATCAATATTCATTACAAGATTGGTAAATTTGTTGATGTTCCCTTTGAGAACGATCAAGAGAAAGATCTTATGAAGAGATCTGGTGAGACTGAGACCTTTGAGGAAGTATTGGATATTGCAGAAGAAATTTACAAGTATTGTCTGGACAAGAAAGAGCAGGAAAGTAAAATTAATTTCGACAATCACGGCACACAGGGTGCATCTGGCGGTGAAGAAGGTGAGGGTGAAGAGGAGCAAGAGCAAGAATATTCTGCGAGTGGAGACGATTCTGAATCATCTGGTTCTGATGAGAGTGAAGACGGTGAGATGCCTGATATCAATGATCAGCAGCAGGGTATGTCTGGTGGAGAAACTTCTGTTCCTGATGTAAAGACCATGAGCGCATTTGATGATGCTGTTCGTGAGAATCTACTGGATCAGGATGCTCGTGATAATGTATATGTAGAACTTCCTGAGTTGGATCTTAAACAGATTATTATCCCGAACTCTAAGATTCATCAGTTGTGTGAAGAACAGTGGTCGGAAGAATCTACACCACTGATGTTCTTTCAATATGTTGATGAGGCATTTAACAAGTTTAAGCGTAGTGCCCAGAAAGAAGTCAACTATCTGGTGAAGGAGTTTGAGTGCCGTAAGTCTGCTGCTGCATATGCTCGTGCGTCAACTTCTAAGACAGGAGTTCTTGACTGCACCAAACTTCATACATACAAATACAATGAAGACCTTTTCAAAAAGGTCACAACATTTGCTGATGGTAAGAATCACGGTCTGGTATTTGTACTTGATTGGTCTGGTTCAATGGGCAATGTTATGCTTGATACTATGAAGCAACTCTTCAACCTTGTATGGTTTTGTAAAAAAGTTGGTATTCCTTTCGATGTCTATGCATTTACTAACGACTATCCTCGTGACGACGGGATGGGTATTGCTGAATTATCCTACGAAAAGAAAGATGGACTAGTTCGAGTTGGCGAGTCTTTTTCAATGCTGCACTTTCTCACAAGTAAAGTTAAAGGGAAAGAACTAGAACAGCAGATTCTCCACATGTTCCGTATGGGATATCACTTCAGTTCTAATTGGGGAGTACCATATACCATTCCTGTGGGATTATATCTTTCTGGAACTCCTCTCAATGAGGCACTGATTACTTTGAAGCAAATCATCCCTCAATTTAAGTCACAAAATAATTTAGAGAAAGTTCAATGTGTAATCCTGACCGATGGTGAAGCACCTCCTCTCAAGTATCATAAAGAGTTTCTTGGTCGAAAAGTATACGACACAGAACCATATCTCGGAGTCAATAGTCTTAATGGAGATTCATTTATCCGTGATCGCAAAACCGGACACACATACTCTATGATGCAAGACTGGAATGACCAGTCAAGATTCAGTCATACTGGTGCGATGCTTAAACTTCTCCGTAATCGTATGCCTTCAGTCAACTTTATTGGTATTCGTGTTCTTGCTACTCGTGATGCAAACTGCTTCATCCGTCAACATGTACCAAACTTTAATGATTATGCTAAGATTCAACGTCAATGGAAAAAAGACAAGTCCTTTACTCTTACCGAGTCTGGGTATCATAAGTATTTCGGATTATCTGCTAGTGCTATGAATCAGGACACAGATTTTGAAGTCAAAGAAGATGCTACAAAAACACAGATTAAGACTGCTTTTGTTAAGAGTTTGAGAACTAAAAAAATGAATAAAAAAGTTTTAGGTGAGTTTATTGAACTCATTGCATAAATATTTAAAACCTCATCATTTAAATCTATGTCTAAATTCGGAGATTTAGTTAAGGGAAAAAAAGGAGCACCAGCACCTGCTGCTCAAGCACCAGCACCTGCTGCTCCTACCCCTCCTGCCCCTGTAGCAGCACCTACTCCTGTCGCTAAAACAATGGGTGATATGTCTAAAATTGAACTTGAGGAACTTGGTCGCACCAAAGGTATCGAACTTGACCGCCGTAAGAGCAAGTCGAAACTTATCAAGGAACTCAAGGACATTGGGTGAACCAATCTTACAACTGTCTGAATGGGGGTCATAAGACCCCCTTTTTGGTCTATAATAACTTCAGTTGAAACAAAGCACACAACATCATGTCTCTCTCTTCCGAGTACATTCGCACTTCACTTCAATCCATGTATGGCGAGTCTGTCACCAGTGGCGATATTCGAGCATGGTGTGCAATGAATGGTGCTAATTATCAAACCGTTTCTAAAAAAATTGATGAATATAAAACTGGTCGTGGAAAATGGAATTTGAGTGTGCCTGAACAACTTGAGCAGACCTACCAGGCACCCCCTGCTATGCCTGCTGTCGAACAAAATCTAATTCCTGCAAAAGATGATACTTTCGTCAAGTTTGGTAACTTTGGTGATCTTAAAAAGATTATTCAATCCCGTCTATTCTACCCAACGTTTATTACTGGACTATCTGGAAATGGTAAAACCCTCTCGGTTGAGCAAGCATGTGCTCAATTGGGTAGAGAACTTATTCGTGTAAACATTACTATTGAAACTGATGAAGATGATCTTATTGGCGGTTTCCGTCTTATTAATGGTGAAACCGTCTGGCACAATGGCCCAGTCATTGAAGCACTCCAACGAGGATCTGTCCTGCTCCTTGATGAGATCGACCTTGCCTCTAATAAAATTCTCTGTCTCCAGTCTATCCTTGAAGGAAATGGAGTCTTTCTCAAAAAAATTGGACAGTTTATCCGACCCAGTGCAGGTTTCAACGTCATCGCAACCGCAAACACTAAAGGTAAAGGTTCAGACGATGGACGATTCATTGGAACTAACGTGCTCAACGAAGCATTCCTTGAGCGATTCCCAGTAACCTTTGAGCAGTATTATCCTGCCCCTGCGACTGAACAGAAGATTCTGGAAGGCATTGCTCTGGATCTTGGTGTGGAAGATCGCGACTTCTGCAAGCGTCTGGTGGACTGGGCAGATATTATCCGTAAGACCTTCTACGATGGTGGTATTGAGGAAATCATCAGCACCCGCCGTCTAGTGCATATTATTCGTGCCTATAGCATCTTTGATAATAAAGCAAAGGCAATTGATGTTTGTACCGCACGATTTGATGATGAAACCAAGCAAGCATTCCTTGAACTATATGACAAAGTTGATGTTGACTTTGTGATGCCTTCCGAAGATACCATTGACACATTTACCGCTGAATGATATAATGACGAATGCTTGGTCCCTACTTTATGATACAATGACGGAACATTCAAAGTATTATTACGATACTGATCGTAATAAAGACATATTAGACCCATCGATGCCACCATGGGGTCACAGTGATTTAGAATACCAAATCAATAATCCTGCTATGAACAACGAATCTACACGCTACAAATATAATGAGGCAGAAATTCTCAAAGAATTAACTGATTATATTGTTAGAACATATGATCAGCATTATTCTGCTGGTTCTGATAAGATTCAGACTCTTGATTTAATTGAAGCATGTGGTGATGGTGAGGCATTCTGCCGATCCAATATCCTCAAGTATGCTTCTCGATACGACAAGAAAGGAACTGCCCGTCGTGACATTATGAAGATTCTGCACTATGCTGTACTTCTGATGCATTTCAATGACAAGAACGCTCAACGTGAAACTTACCCTCAGTGATGAAAATCCGAAATCCTATGAAACTGTCTGAAAAAACTGTCAATCTTTTGAAGAACTTTGCTTCTATCAATCAGTCTATTGCATTCAAGAAGGGCAATACTCTCCGCACCATGTCTGTGATGAAGAACATCTTGGCAGAGGCAGAGATTGAAGAAGAGATTCCACAGGACTTTGCAATCTATGACCTAGTTCAATTCTTGAATGGTGTCACCCTGCACGACAACCCTTCTATCGAGTTCCCTAACGAGTCAAATCTGACCATCCGTGAGGGTAAGGACCGCAAGACCAAATACTTCTTTGCTGACCCTAGCGTAATCGTTTCTCCTCCTGAGAAGTCCATTGCACTACCCACAGAAGACGTTTGCTTTAAACTTGATAGCACCCAACTACAGTCGCTCCTGAAGGCATCTGCGGTTTATCAACTCCCCGATCTGGTGGCAGTTGGTGAAGCAGGTGTGGTCAAACTGGTTGTCCGTGATAAGAAGAATGACACATCTAACGAATACTCAATCAACGTCGGTCTGACTGATCAAGAGTTCAACTTTAATTTTAAGGTTGAGAACATCAAGATTCTCCCTGGAACTTATGAGGTTGTTATCTCCCAGAAACTTCTGGCACGATTTGTCAATACTAACTTTAACCTGACATACTTTATCGCACTTGAACCCGACTCAACGTTTGGCTGATGTCCCTATGAGGATAATAGGCAGTGGTCTTGTGATCCTTGCCTATTTTATTATTCTCCATGTGAATACAACTGTAGGTGTCGCTCTCCAAATGATTGGAGATAGTATATCGATTCCTTACTTTATACGGACAAAATCCTGGGATGTTGTTACTATGATATCATTCCTATTAGTGATTTCCCTAACACATTTATTATGAACATTTTCGTCACAAACGAATCCCCATGGAAGTCTGCAGAGATTCTACCTGACAAGCACATCGTCAAGATGCCTCTGGAGACGTGTCAGATGCTTGCTATCGTTGCATCAGACAAGTGGGGTCATGGTTATGGTACTTTGCCTAAGGCAGACGGCACACCCTATGCTACAGAGAAGGGAGCGTTCCGTAATCACCCCTGCACTAAGTGGGCAAACGAGACTATAGAAAACACTAGATGGTTGCTTGCTCACGGTATAGCATTATGTGAAGAGTATTTTAATCGATATGGTAAATGCCATACTTGCTTTAAAACTCTCCTTGTTGCTGATGAGATCATTCCTTATGTGAAATGGGATGACCACACTCCTTTTGTCTTTGCAGGACCTGACGAGTATAAGTATGATACAAGCATTGATATCTTCACTGCTTACAAGATGTATATTGCATCTAAACCTTGGGTATGCGATAATTACCTTCGTCTCCCCCACCGTAAACCTGACTGGATTTGATTATGAACCAAATTGATAAAAAACCTTTCATCTGGGTGGAGGCGTATAGACCACAGACCATTCAGGAATGTATCCTTCCTGAAGATACAAAGAAAATGTTCCAAGATTTTCTAAATAAGGGTGAAATTCCCAATATGTTACTGACAGGACCCCCTGGTATTGGTAAAACTACAGTAGCAAAGGCATTGTGCAATGAACTAGGAGTAGATTATTATGTCATCAATGGGTCCGATGAAGGACGATTCTTGGATACTGTCCGAAACAATGCGAAGAATTTCGCTTCGACCGTCTCGCTTCAAGCAACTGCAAAACACAAAGTCATCATCATTGATGAAGCAGATAACACATCCAACGATGTACAACTCTGCTTACGGGCGTTTATTGAGGAGTTTGCTGGTAACTGCAGATTCATCTTCACCTGTAACTACAAAAACAAAATTCTTGAACCACTCCACTCCCGATGTACAGTCGTTGAGTTTGGAATTAAAGGAAAAGAACGAGCAAAGATTGCCAACGGTTTCTTCCTTAGACTTCAAGAAATCCTCACAGGTGAAGGCATCGAGTACGACAACAAAGTACTCGCTGAACTCATTGGAAAGCACTTCCCAGACTGGAGACGAGTCCTCAATGAGTGTCAACGATACTCCGTTTCTGGTAAGATTGATTCGGGGATCCTTGCGTCGTTTGGGGATATCGCAGTAAATGACCTTGTTAAGAATATTAAGGAAAAGAACTTTACTGATGTACGTAAGTGGATCGTTTCTAATTTGGACAATGATCCTAATGTACTTCTGCGTCGTGCTTACGATGCTCTTTACGAAGTTCTGGACGGTCCTAGCATTGCTGCTGCTGTGCTCATTGTTGCTAAGTATCAGTATCAGTCGGCATTTGTCGCAGACCAAGAAATCAACCTCTTGGCGGCAATGACTGAAATAATGGTGGAGTGTCAATTCCGTTAAACAAACTATTAGGTAAATTAAAATGAATGTAAAACTGTTACGCATCAGCACTGGCGAAGAAGTAGTTGCTGAAATTGTTGAAGAAACTGATGAAACTATTACTGTAAGGAATGGACTTGTCTGTGTTCCCCAAGCACAGAGTGTTGGATTTATTCCTTGGGCAACTGTAGTTGATAAGCAAGAACCTGAGATTACAGTAGGGAGACAGTTTATTGTTTATATTGCAGCACTTGACCCTACTGTAAAAAACAAGTATAGTGAAATGTTCGGCGGTATTACCACCCCAGATAAAAAACTCATTTTATGATGAATCTAAAGTCTTATAAAACTATGTTGCGCTATCCTGGCGGAAAGAGTAGGGCAACAACCAAAATAGATCCTTACTTCCCTGACCTAAGGGAGTATAAGGAATATAGAGAACCATTTCTTGGTGGTGGTAGCGTTGCTATTCACGTCACCAAGAAGTATCCACACTTGGATGTCTGGGTTAACGACTTGTATGAACCTCTATATAATTTCTGGAGAGTCTTGCAGAGTGATAGTTCCAGTCTTACTGAGTGTATTCGTAATTTTAAGTCACAGAATCCTGAACCTGTATCTGCTAAAGACTTATTCCTAGAATCAAAAGAAATTGTAAATGACCATACTAAATCAAATCTATCTCGCGCAGCTGCTTTTTATATTGTCAATAAGTGCAGTTTTAGTGGTCTCACAGAATCATCATCCTTCAGCAAACAAGCAAGTGTCTCCAACTTCTCAATGCGAGGCATCGAAAAACTTCCAGGATACTCTCAACTAATCAAAGATTGGAAAATTACCAATCTTAGTTATGAGCAACTTCTTACTGATGATAAGAATATTTTTACTTATCTAGATCCACCATATGAGATTGGTTCTAATCTATATGGTAAGAAAGGTAGTATGCATAGTGGATTTAATCATGATCACTTCGCTATTAAATGTGATAGATTTATTGGTCCTCAACTTATATCTTATAATTCGTCTCAATTGATTAAAGATAGATTTAAAGGATGGGAAGCAAGCGAGTTTGACCTTACATATACAATGAGATCTGTGGGTGAATATATGCGTGAGCAGAAAGAACGAAAAGAACTTTTAATTTTTAATTATGACAAATCCAAATCAACTCTATGATGATATGGCAAAACTTAATGCCCTCTACGAAGAGTTGCTTTGGGGTCATGATGATATCCTTGAATTTGTAGTAGACTATAAGAACAAGCAAATTATTATTAGGAACAAAACTCAGGACGGATGAAAAGACTAGGACGCATTTGGAAATATAGTTTGGGAAGTTTTTCTGACGACAAAACCCACAAGTACGATAACTACGTGGTTATAGTACGGACTGCTATATTCATTTCTTATCTCATTACTAATTGTTTTATTATTGCAGGAGTGATCCGACATTGGAACTAAAAGACTGGTTGAATTCCATTAACGTAAATAAAAAGAATCTTCTTAATGAAGACCCCACAGCAAAATATCCAGCATATATTGTGAATCGCTGTATGTCCGGTCAACTGGACACAGTTCTTTTCGCTAATCAAATGAACTTGAACTCACATTTAGATTCCAATCTTCAGTATTCGTTCATGCTAAATAGTGTGAGGAAACGGAAAAGATTCTCTCCGTGGATCCGAAAGGACGAAATCAGAGATTTAGATTATGTCAAGCGTTATTATGGATATAATAACGAAAAAGCAAAACAGGCTCTGATCATTCTTACCAAAGAACAATTGTTATTCATTAAATCTAAATTTGAGACTGGAGGAAAAAGATGATTCAAGAACCTGAAGTTCGCTGGTCAGCGGACCAAATGATCGAAGTTACCCTAAATGAACCCGATGACTTTCTTAAGGTTCGTGAAACTCTGACACGTATCGGGGTTGCATCCCGTAAAGAGAAAAAGATTTATCAGTCCTGCCACATTCTACACAAGCAGGGACGATACTATATTGTCCACTTTAAGGAACTGTTTGCCTTGGATGGTAAGCACGCTAACCTGACGGTGAATGATGTCCAGAGACGTAACAGAATTATTCAACTGCTCTGTGACTGGGGTCTGGTCAGTGTAATCGAACCAGAGAAGGTTACAGACATTGCACCCTTGAATCAGATCAAGGTGTTGGCATACAAAGAGAAGCACGAATGGGTGCTTGAGACCAAGTATAATATCGGCAAGAAGAAAAAAGTAGAAACAACCGAATAAAAATGTAGGGGATTCCATATCCCCTTTTTTATGTTTCGTGCCTAAATATAGATGTCAGGGGAAAGGGATTTTATGTCCCCCTTTGACGCAAACGATTGCCTTCGGGGATCACACAATCTAATCTCGCTTTAAAAGGAGAAGTACAATGGTCAACATTCAGAAGTTTCATTCTGCCGATTTAAATTCTTTGGTAGACCGTATAAATAAGTATAGCATCGGTATGGATGATATATTTGATAGACTCTCTCACGTCAATGAAACGCAAGGGAATTATCCTCCATACAATCTAGTCCAAGTCAGTAGCACGGAATCAAGACTTGAATTAGCACTTGCTGGATTCAAACAAAAAGAATTAAATGTCTACACACAAGACGGAAAACTATTTGTCGAAGGGACAAAAGAAGAACCAAAAGAAGAACCAAAATATTACCACCGAGGAATGGCTCAAAGACCTTTCACCAGATCTTGGACACTCGGTGATGAGACGGAAGTTAGATCAGTTAGATTTGAGAATGGGTTATTAGTCGTTGAATTAAATAAAGTAATCCCAGAACACCATCAAAGAAAGGATTGGTTTTGATATACTAACTGACTTTTGCTATGGTTGATACAGAAGTGTATCATTATGATACACTATAATCTATATAATTATGTAACCAATCGTGAGGAATCAATGAACTTCACCACCACTGCTTTAGCAGCTGGCACTCTAATGACTATTTTTATTGGAGTTCCTATTACTACATTTGTTTCTTAGCACATGGAAATCTTAGCAACCCTTGCCATTTTTGGAGCAGTGGTGACTGGAGCATTTGCACTTACCCCTAAAAAATGAATACTAAATAAAATTGAATATCGTCGTCGCAGAGGACAACTGGCAAAATCCAGTAAGTCCTCTATTTTTTTGGAGATTATTATGAGTTTACAAGTCAACGATTCATTAGTTCAGGGATTTATTCAAAAAGAATTAGAGAGACAACAGAATCATCTAGAGATGATTGCTAGTGAGAACTTTACGTCTCTTGATGTGATGGAAGCTCAGGGTTCAATTCTTACTAATAAGTATGCAGAAGGATTGCCTGGTAAAAGATACTATGGTGGATGCGAATGGGTTGACCAGATTGAAGATCTAGCAAGGGAAAGAGTAAAAAAACTATTCAATGCAAAGTGGGCAAATGTTCAACCTCATAGTGGAGCACAAGCAAATGCTGCTGTATTCCTTGCTCTTTTGAAACCAGGAGATACTGTTCTATCTCTTGATCTATCCCACGGAGGTCATCTATCCCATGGATCAAAAGTTAATATGTCTGGTAAGTGGTTCAATGTTTGCCACTATGAAGTTGATGAGACTGGTAGACTGGACTATGATAGAATATTAGAACTTGCAAGAGAATGTAAACCACAACTTATCATCTGTGGATTCTCTGCATACACTAGAACGATTGATTTTAGTAAGTTTAGAGATATTGCTGATGAAGTTGGATCATACCTATTAGCGGACATTGCACACATTGCAGGATTGGTTGCATCAGGTGTTCATCCATCACCAATTCCATATGCAGATGTAGTTACCACAACAACTCATAAGACTCTGAGAGGTCCGAGAGGTGGGTTGATTATGTCTAATGACGTGGAGATGGGTAAGAGGTTGGACAAGGCAGTATTTCCAGGAACTCAGGGTGGTCCATTGGAACATGTGATTGCTGCTAAAGCAGTTGCATTTGGTGAGGCACTTAAACCAGAATTCAGAGAATATTGTCTTCAAGTTGTTGCTAATGCAAAATCTCTTGGTCGTAGATTAATTGAAAGTGGTATCAATATTGTGTCTGGTGGAACAGATAATCATATTGTTTTACTTGATTTGAGAAGTCTAGGAATCACAGGTAAGTTTGCTGATCAACTTGTGAGTGAAATTAATATCACTGCGAACAAAAATACAGTTCCTTTTGATCCTGAGTCTCCCTTTGTTACTAGTGGATTACGTTTAGGCACTGCTGCTCTCACTACCAGAGGGTTTGATGAAAACGACTTTGTTGAAGTTGCTGATATTATCGCAAGTCGTTTAAACAATTATGAGGAAGATGGTAATAAAGAAGAGTGTTTGGTGAGAGTATCTAAACTTTGTGCAGGTAATCCTCTCTACTAAATATAGTATATCGTCGTCGCAGACGGAGGGGGAACTGGCAAAATCCAGTTGCAACCCCTCTTTTTTTATGCTATACTACCAGAAGGAAAATACTGATTTATGAGCGTACAACTAGCACTACTAAAGTCTGGCGAGGAGGTCATCGCAGACATCAAAGAGTTTCGTGACTCTGAAGATAATCTTGTATCCTATTTTTTTAGTGAACCTCACTGTATCAAAATTAAAACTCAAGAGGTTTTAATTGAAGCAGAAGATGCTCCCCCAAAACATGAATTGATTTTTTATAAGTGGATGGGATTATCTAAGGACACTGATATTATTGTAAATAAGGATTGGGTGGTCTGTATTACGGATCCACTCGATTCAATTGTAGAATCTTATGCAAGGAGAAATGATGGAAGAGACCAATCTAGCAACGGACGAGATGATGTTGCCACCGGACTCGATGATGCCGGAACCGGAACCACCGACAGTACAGGTACTTTGCTTAACGAACAATCTGATTCTACTGAGCAAGATTGAGGAAGTTCTTGCAGATATTGGACAACCCGATTGCAAACTTACAAGACCTTACTTGATTGAAAATGGAGAACTCAAACCTTGGTTAACTGATGTATCAGATGACGAAGTTATTATGATGAGTTCTGATAAAATATTGACAATGGTTGAACCCAACCAAAAACTACTTGATGATTACGAAGAGTTAACTAAGTAATGCGATTTTACACGAATATCTATCAGCGATTCAATGAAATGCTGGTACGTGGATATGAAGACGGTAAGCACTTCTCTTATAGGGAAGATTTTTACCCAACCTTTTATGTCCCTTCTAAGAAGGAATCAAAGTGGAAAACGCTTGATGGCGAAAGTGTAGAACCAATTAAACCTGGTAAAGTTTCAGAATGTAGAGAGTTTATAGAGAAGTATAAAGATGTTCGGGGATTTGCCGTCTACGGTAATGATCGGTACGTTTCCCAGTATATTTCAGAAAAGTATCCTGAAGATGAAGTCAAGTTTGATATCTCAAAGATTGGACTTTATACAATTGATATTGAGGTTGCTGCCGAAGAAGGTTTCCCTGACATATTCAATGTTGCAGAAGAACTTCTTGCTATCACAATGCAGGATGCTGCGACTAAGCACATCACATGCTTTGCTTCACGTCCATTCAATAACACACGTAAGGATGTTACCTTTGTGCTGTGTAACGATGAGTTTGACCTAATCAATCGTTTCCTAGATTGGTGGCAGACAACTGCTCCTGACGTGATTACAGGGTGGAACTGTGAACTGTATGATATCCCATATATCGTGAGGCGTATTGAGCGTCTGATGGGCGAGAAGACAGTCAAGAAACTTTCTCCTTGGAACAATGTCCGTCAACGTGAAATCCAGATGCACGGTCGCCCACAGATTACCTGTGAGTTAGCAGGTATTAGTGTTATTGATTACCTTGACTTGTATAAGAAGTTTACCTATACTAATCAGGAGTCATATCGTCTGGACCACATTGCATTTGTGGAACTAGGGCAACGTAAGTTGGATCACTCGGAGTTTGATACATTTAAAGACTTCTATACAGGTAACTGGCAGAAGTTCATTGAATACAACATCATTGACGTGGAACTTGTTGACCGTCTGGAAGACAAGATGAAACTGATTGAGTTGGCATTGACCATGGCATACGACGCTAAAGTGAATTATAACGATGTGTTTTTCCAGGTACGTACTTGGGATGCAATTATCTATAACTACTTAAAGAAGAAGAACATAGTTATCCCTCCAAAAGAGAGATCTGAAAAAGATTCACAATATGCAGGTGCATATGTCAAGGAACCGATTCCAGGAAAGTATGATTGGGTTGTCAGTTTTGACCTTAACTCTCTCTACCCTCATCTTATCATGCAGTACAATATTTCACCAGAAACCCTCCAGGATACCCGGCACCCATCAACTACAGTTAATAAAATACTTAATCAAGAACTGACGTTTGATGAGTATAAGGACTATGCGGTATGCGCCAATGGTGCAATGTATCGAAAGGACATCAAGGGATTCCTACCTCAGTTGATGGAGAAGATGTATGGTGACCGAGTTATCTTTAAGAAACGAATGCTCAAAGCAAAGCAGGAGTATGAGAAGACGCCTACTAAAGCACTTGAAAAGGAAATCGCCAGATGTAACAACATTCAAATGGCGAAAAAGATTTCTCTTAACTCTGCTTATGGTGCTATTGGCAATCAATACTTCAGGTATTTCAAACTAGCAAACGCAGAAGCAATCACTCTGTCCGGTCAGGTATCTATCCGCTGGATTGAGAATAAGATGAACGCTAAACTAAACAAAATTCTTAAGACGGAGAATACTGATTATGTTATTGCTTCAGATACTGATTCCATTTATCTTAATCTGGGTCCTTTTGTTGACTGGGTATTCAAAGACCGAGAGAAAACTCCTGAGGTCATTGTCGATTTCCTTAATAAGGTCTGTGAGGTGGAATTTGAACCTTATATTGAGAGTTCTTACCAAGCGTTGGCGGACTATGTAAACGCTTATGACCAGAAGATGCAGATGAAGCGAGAGAACATTGCTGATCGTGGTATCTGGACTGCTAAAAAGCGATATATCCTTAATGTATGGGATAGCGAGGGTGTGCGATATGCAGAACCCAAACTAAAGATTATGGGTATTGAGGCAGTTAAGTCATCCACACCTGCACCCTGTCGTCAGATGATTAAGGATGGTCTGAAATTGGTGATGAGTTCAACAGAGGATGAGGTGATTGACTTCATTGAGAACTCTCGTAAGGAGTTTCATAATCTACCACCTGAGGAAGTTGCATTCCCACGTTCAGTTTCCAATGTAGTTAAGTATAAAGGTGTAAATACAATTTACACAAAGGGAACACCAATGCATGTTCGTGGTGCTTTACTTCATAATTTTTACATAAAGGAACGTGGTTTGGAAAAGAAGTATGCCCCTATTCAAAATGGGGATAAGATTAAGTTTTGCTATCTCAAGAATCCAAACCCGACTAGAGAGAATGTAATATCTTTCATTCAAGACTTTCCTAAGGAACTGGACTTGGAAAAATTTATCGATTATGAAATGCAGTTCAATAAGGCATTCCTTGATCCAATTCGTGTGATTCTGGACGCTATCGGGTGGTCTGTTGAAAAGAAGGTGACTTTAGAGAGTTTCTTTTCATGAGTAAATACATTGTTCGCTGGTCCGAACCAGGAGAACTTTCTCCTCAACTACACAGCAGATACTTTGATGCTGAGACTAATGCAAGATGGTTTGCAAATGAGATGAAAAAGAGTTATAATTGGGTTATCTGCACAGAATCAAAAAACGTAATGGAGTAGAATGGAACTGCCTATCAACGACAAAGAATTGAATACTATTGTTAGTGCTATGCGTCTCGGTGGAGATGCTGCTCTCTATCAAAAATTGAGGAGATTTCAAGAAATCCGTGATGATGATGGATGTACTGTAAATGAACAATTTGGGATTAATACTTAATGGATTTTTTAAAAGATATTGTAAAAGAGATTGGAGATGACTTCACCAAACTTGCAGCAGACATTGACGAAAGTGAAACATACGTTGACACTGGTTCGTTCATCTTTAATGCTCTTGTATCTGGGTCTATCCGTGGGGGTGTATCTGGTAACAAAATCACTGCAATTGCTGGTGAAAGTTCTACAGGAAAAACTTTCTTCTCTCTCGCCGTGGTTAAAAATTTTCTGGATTCTAATCCTGATGGATACTGCTTGTATTTTGATACTGAGGCAGCTGTCAATAAGTCGCTCCTAGAGAGTCGTGGAATTGATTTGACACGTCTAGTCGTAGTCAACGTAGTGACTGTTGAAGAGTTTCGTAGCAAGGCACTCAAGGCAGTAGATATGTATCTCAAAACACCTGAGGATGACCGCAAACCATGTGTGTTTGTGTTAGACTCTTTAGGAATGCTTTCAACTGAGAAAGAAATTACTGATGCTCTCAATGAAAAACAGGTTCGTGATATGACAAAATCACAACTGATTAAGGGTGCCTTCAGAATGTTGACACTTAAGTTGGGGCAGGCTAATATACCAATGATCGTTACCAATCACACTTATGATGTCATCGGCTCTTATGTCCCTACAAAGGAAATGGGTGGAGGCAGCGGGCTCAAGTATGCTGCTTCTACAATCATCCATCTCAGCAAGAAGAAAGAAAAGGATGGTACAGAAGTCATTGGAAACCTTATCAAGGCAAAGACTGCTAAGTCACGTTTAAGTAAAGAAAATAAAGATGTTACTGTTCGTCTTTATTATGATGAGCGTGGTCTTGATAAGTATTATGGTCTACTTGAGTTGGGTGAACTTGGTGGAATGTGGAAGAATGTTGCTGGACGGTATGAGATGACTGTTAATGGTGAGACTAAAAAAGTCTATGCTAAAGCAATCTTAAAAGATCCCGAAACCTATTTTACTCCAGAGGTAATGGAAAAACTTGATGTGATTGCAAAAAACGAATTTAGTTACGGTTCTCCTGAATAATTTTAATGGACAAGATTGAAACTACAATCATACAAAACCTGGTTTTCAATGAGGACTTCTCTCGCAAGGTCCTCCCATTTGTGCGAGAAGAATACTTTGAGAACCATCACGAGAGGATTATCTTTACAGAGATATCAAAGTTCATTGTAAAATATAATACTCTCCCAACAACTGCTGCACTTCAGATTGAGGTCGAGAATAGAACTGACCTAAATGATGAAGTATATAAGCAGACTGTTGAATCTCTTTCTAAACTTGAGCATTCCCCAAATGACAAGCAGTGGTTGATTGATACTGCCGAGAAGTGGTGTCGTGATCGTGCAATCTATCTTGCACTAGTAGAGTCAATTAGTATTGCAGACGGAGGTGAAGAACAGAAGAAAGGTAGAGATGCTATCCCATCAATTCTTTCCGATGCTCTCGCAGTTTCATTTGATAATCATATTGGACACGATTATCTAAATGATTATGAAGAACGATACGACTTCTACCATCAGACTGAGGAAAAGATTCCATTCGACTTGGACTTCTTCAACAAGATCACAAAGGGCGGTCTTTGTAATAAGTCTCTCAACATTGCTCTTGCGGGCACTGGTGTGGGTAAGTCTTTGTTTATGTGCCATGTTGCCTCTGCTTGCTTATTGCAGAATAAGAATGTTCTGTATATTACGATGGAGATGGCTGAAGAAAAGATTGCAGAAAGGATAGACGCCAACCTTCTGAATGTAAATATTCAAGAGATTGCAGATCTCCCACGTCAGATGTTCCAGACAAAAGTTTCTAACATTTGTCAAAAAACACAGGGTTCACTTATAATTAAAGAATACCCTACAGCGAGTGCTCATAGTGGACACTTTAAAGCACTTCTTAATGAACTTGCACTTAAGAAATCATTTAGACCTGATATTATTTTCATTGATTACCTTAATATATGTGCTTCCTCGCGATATCGCGCTGGCAGCAATGTCAATTCATATACAACTATTAAGTCTATTGCAGAAGAGCTTAGAGGACTGGCTTGTGAAGCAAACGTCCCTATCGTTTCTGCCACGCAGACCACTCGTTCTGGTTATGGTAGCTCTGATGTTGAGCTTACTGATACTAGTGAGTCCTTTGGTCTCCCTGCTACTGCTGATCTTATGTTTGCCCTTATTAGCACAGATGAGCTTGAAGAACTCGGACAAATTATGGTGAAGCAGTTAAAGAATCGTTATAACGATATCAATATGAACAAGAGGTTTGTGGTTGGTATTGACCGTGCAAAGATGAGATTGTTTGATTGTGAGCAGTCTGCACAGAACGATATCCTTGACAGCGGACAGGAAGAGGAGTATAATAATGAGGATAAATCTAAGAAATTCGCATCGCTTAAATTCTAATATGACTGTAAATACACAACGATACCTTGAATTTGTAAATGGCGTTACTTCAGAACAAAGTAAAGATGCTGATGCCTTTGAGTATCGTATTCAAGAACTTCGTGGAAAAGGATTTGAGACACACCGACTTCTTACTGCTGCTGTAGGAATGTCTGCTGAGGCAGGTGAGTTTACTGAAGTTGTAAAGAAGATTATTTTCCAGGGCAAACCAGTAAACGAAGAGAACCTGTTTCATCTCAAACGTGAACTTGGAGACATTATGTGGTATGTTGCACAAGCATGTATGGGACTTAATGTTTCTCTTGATGAAGTCATTGAGATGAATGTTGATAAACTCAAAGCACGATATCCCGGTGGAGAGTTTGATGTCCATCACTCTGAAAACCGAGTTGATGGGGATGTTTGATGGGTAAAAAGAAAAAATCAAAGGACGAATGGTCCTATGATAAAACCCCAGAAACTGAAGAAGCAATTAAACGCCTACATGAAACAATTCGTATGCGTAAATTAAAAGAACAAGATGACAAACTAAACTACGAAACAGGTGGAAAATGACTGATAAGATTATCACTATTGAATTGGATATTCGTGTTGCCGCAGCAGTACGTGAGACACTTTTTCGCACTACAAAACAAGATAGTTACGAATTTCCATCAGAACGTACAGTAGATATTCGTAACGCAATTGTTGCTCTGGACGAACAGATTCAATCAGCATTGGATGTTTAAAAACAACTCTAGTGAATATACTCACGGTGGTCTTAAACGAGATCCCGTTAATATTCTCAGACTCATCAGTGACTTAGAAGGTTCTTATCAGTTGCTCAAATATATGGCATATGATGAGGACATGGAAGTTCTAGAAGAAATGAAGACCCGATATTACAAAGCGTACTTTAAAATACTAAAACAACAAAAAAATGAAAATTCTAACACTTGAAGATTATCAAAAAGCAGGCGAAACATTTTGGCCTAAGTATTGGTATGTTGCTAAGGAACTTGGAGAGGATGCAAAATCAGAGGACATCCTTAAAGTTATGGAAGCAGTTGGTGGTATTGCAATAAAGTTTGCATTAGATGAGAAAGAAGGACCTTTTGGTTTTAACAAAAAGAAAGAGGAAAGTAATGACTCATGAAGAAATGCTTGAAGAAGCAAAAATGCGTGAGAAGCAGAATAAAGTAATTGTTCCTGAGGGTGCAGAATTGTTCGATGATTGTTTTTACGTTTGGGAAACAAGATTCGGACTTTTTTCATCAATGACTACCGAAGGTCGTAACATGTTGACCGGTGGAGTGAGAGATAATGTCGTCATAATGACTCGATGGCATCTTAAATGTGAGCAGGAAGGTTGGCCCGAAGGTAGCGTCAAGGTAATTCATAGTGCTTCTATGGGAGTAAAGTTATAAATACTTTTACGGAAAGTAATTTAGACATCAAGATGAATCGCCACGACTTGCAAAAACTTGCTGAAGCATACTCTAATGTTCATGAAAAAAAGGACACTTCGTATCTTGAGACTGATATGAAGAAGCGTCAGGAGAATAACGAGAAGGCGCGTAAAGATATGGCAAAAGTGAAGGGTCAAAAGAACCCTCACTTTGAATCTGTTGAAGTTGAAGAAGAGAAAAAAGAACTTCCCAAGAGCAAGATGTTCCGTAAGGCAGGAAACTTAGGACGTGAAGTTGTAAGTCCTTCTGTTAGTGATGATCAACGTCAGAAAGCATATGATCGTTCTAAGAAGATTGTTAAGACTCTGAACAAAGCAAATGAAGAAGTTGAGAATGTAGAAGAAGCAGAGCAGAGAATGAAGGCAAAGGCTGATAAAAAGATGAAGGTTTATGGTGGTCCGGCATACATCAAGAAACCCAAAGATGAAGTAAAGTATGAAGGAGTCAGTGGTTTTGCTGCTGCATACCAGGAAGTCTATGAAGTAGAAGAGACTGAGACTGTTGCTGAAGATGATAAGTCTTATGATCGCAATCGTAAGAGAGCAGCACAAAGAGCAGCAGATAGAAACGCTGCTCGTGCCGCAGGTAAGACTGGTGTAGTTCCTGGCGTAGGTTATGTAACTGCTAGAAAAGAGAAAGAAAGTTATACAGATTCAAAGGGTGTTGAGCGTCATAAGTCTGGTGCTAAGAATGAAGAAGTGAATCTGGAAGGTAATCCAGTATATGAAGCAACTAAAGCAGACATCAAAGAATTTGTTGGTGCTATGATCGGTAATGCAGTAAAGGGTGCTGCAAAGGCAGCAGTTTCTAATCCTGTAGGTGCAGGAGTTGTTGGTGGAACTGTTGGTGCTGCAACTGGTGGAAAAAAAAAAGTTAAAAGAGCAGTAGCAACTGGTACTGGTGCCGCTGCCGGTGCTGCACTTGGTGGACTTCCCGGCGCTGTAGTCGGAGGACTTGCTGGTCGCGCACTTTCATGATATAATAATGTGGAAGGAGAGAGTCCGGTTGGTCGAGGACACCGCCTTGAAAGCGGCTGGGTGTAAAAACTTCGCAGGTTCGATTCCTGTTCTCTCCGTTCACTAAATATAATATATCGGTATCATAGGAAACTCCCTAGTAGAATTATGAAAAAGTTCAGTCAGTTCCTTTCCGAAGCAGGTGAGATGACTGTATCTGCTCAAGCCAGAAAAATGGGTTTGAAAGGAGACGGACATGGTGGATGGTATGATCAACAGGGTAACTTTAAAGCAAAAACTATTGAAGGTAAATTAAAAGTTTTTTCTGGACGTGAGGCAAAGGCAGAAGAAGATAAGCAAAAGAAAAAGAAAGCAGCAGCAGATAATGTAAGAAGTGCTGCTAAGACTCCTGCTGCAACTCCAGCACAAAAGCAACAACCAGTTGCACAGCAGAAATCAGCACAAGCAACTCAAGCAGCACCTGAAGAAGAGGAAGGTGAAGCACTAGAATCTACTGGTGCTGTGATTGTATTCGGTCGTTTTAATCCTCCTACAATTGGACATGAGAAACTGTTGAAAGCAGCAGCAACTCAGGCAAAGAGAGATGATGCAGATTTAGCAATCTATCCTAGTAGAACTCAGGATAAGAAAAAGAATCCACTTGATCCTAAGACCAAGATTGGATTTATGAAATCGATGTTCCCGGATTATGAGGAGAATATCTTTGACGATAATAATGCAAAGACTATCTTTGATGTTCTGTCTTCTAAGTATGCAGCCGGATATAAGAGTGTAACCATCATGGTTGGTCAAGATCGTCTTGCAGAATTCCAAGGTCTTGCTCAGAAGTATAATGGGTCTGACTTATATGCCTTTGATGAAATTAAAGTTGTTTCTGCTGGTGCCCGTGACCCAGATGCCGATGACGTATCAGGAATGTCTGCATCTAAACTGAGAGCACATGCTGCAGAGGATGATTTTAATTCATTCTCTAAGGGTGTTCCTAACAAGATGACTGTCATCCAGAAGAAAGAGATGTTCAATGCTGTTCGTAAGTCAATGAATATCAAAGAAGAACTGTGGCAGATTGCTCCTAAGTTTGATCCTGAATCATTACGTGAGTCATATGTAAAAGGAAAGATTTTCAGAATCGGTGATATTGTAGAGAATTTAAATACTGGACTGGTTGGACAAGTCAATCGTCGTGGAACCAACTATATTATCTGTGTAACAGAAGACGGTATTATGTTCAAATCTTGGTTGAGGGATATCAAGGAGTATTCTGAAGTCAAGATGGATAAACTGATGAGAGATAAGAAGCATCCAAATACTCTTGTAGGAACTGCTGGATTCTTAAAGTATGTTTCACGTATGACTCCAGGTTCAATGCTCAATAAACGCTACGTTGTAAAGGTGGGAAAGAAGTAATATAAATAATTTCAACTCCTTGTTTTTTGGCAGAAATGAAGTCCTGGAAAGAATTTGCTCAAGATTTAGAAGAAAAAACTCTTGATCCAGTAGGTCAAGAAGATGGTGATATTGATAACGACGGCGACGAAGATAAGTCAGATGAGTATCTGGCGAAGCGCCGTAAGGTAGTTGGCAGAGCAATTGCTAAGAAGGGTAAGAAATGACTCCAAAAGAAAAGAAAGAAGCCGCTAATAAGGTGCTTGACGACACGATGACCGTGAGTCAGGCAAAGCAGCGCAAACTTGATCTGAGAGCAAAAGATTTAGAGATTCGTGCTGGTTCTTTAAAGCGTAAGCAAAAAAATGATGCTGATGCTAAAGCAAGGAGAGCAAAGGCATCTGCAGATAAAGATGCGAAAGACAAAGAGTCTGCTCAGGATAAAAAAAATGCGGCAGGAACATCTGCTGTAATTTCTAGCAAAAAAAGAAGAGAAGAAATTGAAGCGAAGAAGTTAGGTAGACTCAAGGACATCGCTGATAAAAGAAAAGAAGGTGTTAAAAAAAGTTTAGACCGTGCAAAACAAGTTGCACCAAAAACAAATATTAGTGTCGATAAAAGACAAAGTGATGCTACTGCACTTACCGGACTTGGAAAAGAAGTTGGTAAAGCAGCAGTTGGTGGTGCAAGAGTGGGATTCAATCTTGCTAAGGCAGGAGCAAAGAGTATTGGTTCTGGAATTGCCGGTGCTAAAGCAGACAGAGCACAAGCAAAGGCAGATAAGAAAGAACGCAAGATTGAAAAGCGTAATGAAAAACTTGCCTCTGCAAGAGAAAATGAAGTCAAAAGTAGATTGAATAGGAGGAGGTTGAATAAACTCAATCCCTTTCGTGGTTCTGGTGGTTCCAATTCTACTGATAATGCTGCAGAAAAAAGAGTTGCAGCAAAAACAAGAAACGATGTTGCAAAGTCTTCCACAAAGTCTGCAACAAAACCTGAATCAAAATTAGCGGCAATGGTCCGTAAGAGAAAGGAAACTGATTCTGCAACGCAGAAAGCAAAAAGTGATTTCCAAGATAGAAACATTTCTAAAAACCTCAAAGCATTAGATAGAGGAAAAGATGACCGTAAAGTCAACACTGCACGTATAGCAAGACGTAGTTCTAATGTTCCTGTTTCTACTAACAGGAACACATCTAAAACAATGGTAAATCCTGCTCGTAAGGCACTGCCTTCGGGTCAGAAAGCACTGCCTCCAGCAGGTGGAGTTAACAGACCAAACCCCCAATCATCAGCAGGTGCAGGTAACATGTCTGACGCACAAAGAGCACGAAAGGATCCCGCATTCAGAAGAGAATTAATCAAAAAGAGAAGTAAGGGTATGAACGAAGAGTTCTATCAATACCTTTTGGAGATTGAGAAAATGGATAAGAAGACCGATAAGGTTATCGACATCATGAAGGGCAAGAACAAGATTGAAATCTCTCCAAAAATTAGTGAAGGAGTCACTGGTGGTATTCTGATCCAGGATGCTGAAGATTATACCCCCCTTGAGATTGAAACTGTTGACGTAATCAAAGCAAAACCACTAAAAGAATATAGCACTCTAGTGAGGCAGGGTATCAAGGTTGGTGGTAAGAAAGGTGGCAGAGCAGTTCAAGCAGGTGAGAAAGCAGCAGTTGCTAAGGGACAAGAGATGAAAGCAAAAGCAGCAAAACCTGCAGAAGCAGGAAAGGGTGAAAAGATTGGTGCTGTTGTAGGTGGAGTCGCTGGTGGTCTTGCCGGTGGGGTTCTCGATGGACCTTTGCCTGTTGGTGATATTGTTGGTGGTATTGCTGGATCTAAGATTGGTGGCGCAATCGGTAAAAAATTCGACAAGAAACCTCCCATGAAAGAAGAAGCATCAGACGCAATGAAGGATCGTCAACTAGAGCGTGGCGGTATGGGTGCTAGAAGGGCACCAAAGAAACCAATTAGTAATACACCTAATACATTCGGTAAGAAGAAACCTGCTGCTGGTCCTTCTGCACTGGACATAGTAAAGTCTAAAATCCGTACTCAATACGGAGATAAAGCAATCATGGATACCAAGAAGGAGCACTTTGATTGGCGTTCTGAACTCAATTATGTTGAGGAAGAAGGTAAGAAGGATGCTTGCTACAAAAAAGTAAAGGCATCTGCTAAGGTGTGGCCTTCTGCTTATGCTTCTGGTCGTCTTGTTCAGTGCCGTAAGAAAGGTGCTGCTAACTACGGAAACTCCAAAAAGGACTGAGTGCTATGGATACCGAGATTGTAAAACTGAGATTATACCAAGGACTATCGGAGGATCTACGTAAGTGGTTCAAAGATGGTGGTTGGGACAGATACAACACCAAAGGTGAGAAAGTGGGCAAGTGTGCTCGCGATGATAAGGATGGTGATGGAAAGGCAGATGGTCCCAAACCAAAATGTCTTCCTGCATCCAAAGCAGCAAGTCTCGGTAAAAAGAAGGTTGCAACAGCAGTCAAAAGAAAACGATCAGAAGACCCTAATCCGAATAGAACAGGAGCAGCAAAGAACGTGAAAACAGAATCTGCAGAAACTATTACATTCCAACAGTTCAATGAGAAAGCACAGAAGTGCTGGGACACTCATAAGAAAGTCGGAATGAAAATGAAGGGAGGTAAGTTAGTTAATGATTGTCGCCCTAAGAATGAAGAAATTGAAGTTGAGGAAGGAGCAGCATGGACAAAAAAGTCCGGTAAGTCAGAGTCAGGTGGTCTCAATGAAAAAGGACGTAAGTCTTATGAAAGAGAGAATCCTGGTTCTGATCTGAAAGCACCTTCTAAGAAAGTTGGTAACAAGAGAAGAGCATCATTCTGTGCAAGGATGAAAGGTATGAAGAAAAAACTCACTTCTGCCAAAACTGCTAGAGACCCTGATAGCAGAATTAATAAGTCACTTAGAGCTTGGAATTGTAACTGATGAAAAACTTTAATCAATTCATGTCAGAGTCTGTCAATATCTCTGGCGACTTCAACGGAACTCTTAATATGGGATCCCCCGAACCAGAGCAGGAAAAGGAGTCATTCACTGCTGATATTGTCTGGGAAGGAAAGATTTATCGTCTTGAAATCGAAGGTGGTATGATGAGTAAGAATGAATTATCAGAACAATTGCAAGGTGAGTATCCTGGTGCAATTGTCCAGAACGTTTATCCTGCTTCTGCACCATCTAAAGTTAAAAGCGCACAAAGATATCGACCAGAAAGGTTAGGTTGGACTGACTAATGGCACAGTGGAATAAGAATGAACAAGCATATAGGGCACAAGACACTACAAACTTTGAAGTTTACATGTGTGCCGATAAGTATGGCAACATTGGTGCTTGTGGTGGAGATACCCAATTTGACATAAACATTGCTGCTGGCATCACAACCCAGATGGCAAACGTTCATAAGTTTGGTGCTGTTCTTAGTACTTCAGCAGATTATGATACTGTTTGGACTGAAGGAGGTGCATATACTTTTCCATCTACAGCAGGAATTATTACAGTAACTTCCAGTTCTTCTCAAGATGATAGTGGAGGAACGGGAGCACTTACAGTTAGACTTCAAGGTCTTGATGCAAATTATAATGAAGTAGAAGAAGATTTTACTTTAAATGGAACTGTTGGTGTTGCTGGAACTGTAGAATTTTTAAGAACTCATAGAGCACTTGTATTAACTGGTAATAATGATAATAATAATGTAGGAGATATTGATTTCACTCATAGTGTAGGAGTTACCTGTCAGATTGCAGCAGGTATGGGTCAATCTCAGGTTACTTTCTATACTATCCCTGCAGGAAAGAGTGGTTACTTGAGAGCATTTGCTGCAACGATGAATAAAAACCAGGAAAACACCGTTAGATTATTTCAGAAACAAGTTGGTGGTGTATACAGGGTTGCTAGTGAATTGAATCTATATAATAGTAACATGCATACTACTTACAGCATTCCATTGTTTTTCCCAGAAAAAACGGATTTAGAAGTGAGAACTTATACTGGAAGTAATTGTACTGTTTCCGCAATGTTTGATTTATTGGTAGTAAATGATTAGTATGGAACAAAATAAAATCCAAAAGCGTAGAGATGCATTAGGGTTATTTTACGAGAGTGTATTGAAACCTGATAGTAAACTTAGAGCATGCGCTCACAACCAAGAGTGCTTTAATGAACTGATGGAATGGAGAGAAGATATAATTCAATATCTGGATGAGCGTAGAAACAAAGAGTTTCACTAAATAATCCAGTTATCATAGGCAAAATTATGTTGTCAATTCTATTACCACTTGCATCAAAAATTATTTCTGATGCAGTAAATAAGATTCCAGAGAACGAGGAACTTGGCGAAAAATTAATCGATGTTTGTTTGATTATTCTTGGTAAAGCAGTCAAACTTACTAAGACTGATATGGACGATAAACTGTTAGAACAAGTATCAGCAGCAATCAAAGCACGCTGATAATTAGGAGACCAAAAAGTAGGGTCTCCTTTTTTTATAAATATCAATATATCACAAGGATAAAGGAGAGTTAGTAATGTCTCTTTGGGGCAATAAAGATTCCGTCTACAGTGACGGTACAATCGCAATTAGTGGAACCACCGTAACCGGAACAGCAACCACATTCAACACCGCTGGACTTATTAACGAAGGTGATATCATCATCGTTGGTGCTGGTGCTACCTACGGAGAGGCAGTCATCTCTAGCGTAACCAACGCAACCACCATTGTTCTGTCGAGTGCAAATGGACTCGGCACGGTTCCCGCAGGTGCTGCATACGATATTTCACAGAAACCAATTTCAACACTGGGTGATTCAAACTACGCTGGAACTGAAATCTTTGGTGTAGACACCACTGAGCAATCAGTTGCTCGTGCTGCGAATTCACAGTATAGACCTGCTCATGCTGGTTGGGTTGGAATTACTTCCTACACCGATCAACACGGTAACACTAGAGTTAAGACCGAAGTTTTAGTTGCAGGTAGCACCATCTCTGGTGATGCAGACGACGATCAACAACTTCCAGATAGCTGATATTAGAATAATTCACTATGCGATTTGATGAATTAAATGAGTCGAACTATGTAATGTTTGCCATGAAAAATTATGAAAATCCTCAGGCAGTTACGCAGGAGGATTTTTATGATGACATGAAAAGGTTTAAGTGGATTAAAAGATTACTGAATAAGTATAAAAATACGGGGGAAATGAATGTTCCTCTCCTCCTAAACCACTTTATTATTCTTTATAATATATTTGGTGACGCAACAACACCTTTGTTATTTTACAGAATAGATAGTGAATTGTGGACTATTCTTAAAACTTTTATAGTTTATCTGGATAGATTACCACCATATCCAATCTCGTATATACATACGATAGATGTTGACGATAATTGTATGAATATTTTAGAGAACTTATGAAATCTTTCAAACAGTTTTACGAAGAGATGATGGTTGCTAACACCGCTGGTGTTAGTGGTGGTTTTGGTGCTAAATCTTCTGCTGAGGGACCTGTTGCTGGTAAAGAAACTCCTATGGGTAAAATGAATAGAAGGAAGAAACCTCAAATTATTGGTAAAGGAAAATATCCTGGTGCCAGAAAGAGGTGGTCTGAGAATGGATGACACATCTACTGCAGCAAACGCCGCAATTTTAGAAAGATTAGAAAGAATTGTTGATTCTCTTCAAGAAAATTCTATTAAGATGGGACAACTTCTTGCTGTTCATAATGAGAAATTAGAAAAGCAAGATAGAATTGATGCAGTTCTATTTGAGAAAATAGATAGTGTGCATCGTGAGGTGAATCGTAAGGCAGACGAGATAAAGATTGGATGTGAAAGAGATATCAGATTAATTGATGATCGTCTTCGTGCTATGGAAAAAAAGATGTGGACTGTTGCTGGTGCATTAACGATAGTCTCATTTGTAGTCAGTGTGCCGGGACAAAAACTTATGACAAATGTCTTGACACCATCCTCTCCGCAGGTTATAATAGAGCGAGGAAAGTAGTCCCTTCGTAATGAGTTTCATTGATGCCAAGTATATCGGACTGGTTTCAGTTCGGTTACAGAAGTTTAGTCGCAAAAAAGAGAACCTTTATACTTTTAGATGCCCCTACTGCGGAGACTCGCAGAAGAATAAGAACAAGACCAGGGGTTATATCTACAAGCATAAGAACGATCATAACTTTAAGTGTCATAATTGTGGTGCTTCAAAGAGTTTTACTAACTTTCTGAAAGACCAGGATGTGGGTCTTTATGATGAGTATGTGATGGAACGATACAAGTCAGGATTGACTGGTAGAGCATCTAATACACCCAACCCGGTAATACCTAGTAGTAAACCACACTTCAAAAAGAAAGACTTTGATCTACCAAGAATTTCAGAGCTAAATATTTCTCACCCGGCAAAGATCTACCTCCAAAAAAGACAAATACCAGACAAACTATTGCGGGAGTTTTACTTCTGCGAAAGGTTCAAACAATGGACTAATACTCAAAAACAGATGTTTGATGATGAGGAGAATGACGAATCTAGAATCATCATTCCACTCAAAGACAAGAACGGAATCTTCGGGTTCCAGGGACGGGCACTCAACCCCAAGTCCAAACTTAGGTACATTACTGTAATGCTCAATGATGACTCGCCAAAGATTTACGGACTTGATAAAATTGATGATTCGGAACCCATTTACATTGTTGAAGGACCCTTTGACTCCACGTTTATCAAAAATGCTGTTGCTATGTGTGGGTCCGACGTTGATATTAGGACGCTTGGTTGGAGCAATTATATTTGGGTTTTTGATAACGAACCACGTAACAAACAAATCTGTGACAGAATCTCCAGAACAATCGATAATGGAGATAAAGTAGTAATTTGGAAATCAGAGATAGTCCAAAAGGACTTAAATGATATGGTTCTTGCAGGACTAGATGTTCAAAAAGTGGTAACTGATAATACATATCACGGACTTAATGCTAAAATAAAATTTAACGGATGGAAAAAAGTATGACCAATGGTACAAAAGTTGAAAAGCGTAATGGTTCTGTTGAACTGCTAAACTTAGATAAAATCCATATTATGGTAGAGCAAGCATGTGAAGGACTTGCTGGTGTTTCTGCTTCTCAAGTAGAGATCCAATCTGGTATCCAATTCTATGATGGTATCACCACTGGAGAGATACAGGAAATTCTTGTACGGTCTGCTTCTGACCTGATTGATCTAGATAATCCAAACTATCAATTTGTTGCTGCTAGATTGCTTTTGTTTGGTCTGTATAAGCAGGTCTTTGGTTCTGAATGGAATCAGGGGTTCCCTCACGTCCAAGAGCATCTTGTTATTGGTGCTCATAAAGGAATCTATGACCAGGAACTTACTGAAAGTTATACTGATGATGAGTGGGATAAAATCAATTCTTGGATAGACCATGATCGTGATATGCTTTTCACCTATGCTGGATTGCGTCAGGTTGTGGATAAATACTTAGTGCAGGATAGAAGTTCTGGGGAATTATACGAGACTCCTCAGTACATGTATATGTTAATTTCTGCAACTATATTCTCCAAGTATCCTAAAGATACTAGGTTAGATTACATACACAGGTATTATAATGCAATCTCAAGACACAAAATCAACATCCCAACGCCAATCATGGCAGGCGTCAGGACACCCTTGCGTCAATTTGCATCTTGTGTTCTCGTTGATGTTGATGACTCCCTCGATAGTATCTTTAGCAGCGATATGGCTATTGGCAGGTATGTCGCACAGAGGGCTGGTATCGGCATTAACGCAGGTAGAATTCGTGGCATCAACAGCAAAATCAGAGGCGGAGAGGTACAGCACACAGGTGTTGTCCCCTTCCTTAAAAAGTTTGAATCAACTGTACGATGCTGCACACAAAACGGTATCAGAGGTGGTTCTGCTACAGTTCACTTTCCTATCTGGCACCAAGAAATAGAAGACATTATTGTTCTTAAGAACAACAAGGGTACAGAAGACAATCGAGTGAGGAAACTTGACTACTCAATCCAAATTTCAAAACTTTTCTACGAGCGTTTCATTACGAATGGAGAAATTAGCCTGTTCTCACCGAATGACGTACCAGGTTTGTATGATGCTTTTGGTACTGACGGGTTCGATGATTTATATACTGCTTTTGAACGAGATGAGTCTATTCCAAGAAAGACTATCGGAGGACAAGAACTATTCCTGAACCTGCTTAAGGAACGTGCAGAGACTGGTCGAATCTATATCATGAACATCGACCACTGTAACTCACACTCATCTTTCACAGATAAAATTGAGATGAGTAATCTTTGTCAGGAAATTACACTTCCGACAAAACCACTTCAGCATATTGATGGTGAGGGTGAGATTGCTCTGTGTATTTTGTCTGCCGTCAATATCGGTAAGGTCAACAAACTGACCGAACTGGAAGAACTCTGTGATCTTGCAGTTCGTGGTCTGGATGAACTGATTGATTACCAAGATTATCCTATTCTTGCAGCAGAAATTGCAACCAAGAATCGCAGGTCCCTAGGGGTGGGTTATATTGGACTCGCACACTACCTTGCAAAGAATGGACACAAGTATGACTCACAAGATGCTTGGGACGATATCCACAGACTCACTGAGGCGTTCCAATACTATCTCCTGAGATCTTCTAACAAACTTGCAGAAGAGAAGGGTCCCTGTGGATATTTTAGTCGCACAAAATATGCCTCTGGTATTCTTCCCATTGATACTTACAAGTCTGATGTAGACGAAATTTCTAATCCTGGATACGACTATGACTGGGAAGAATTACGAAGAGATATTGTGGACAAAGGTCTACGGAACTCCACCTTGTCTGCTCAGATGCCATCTGAAAGCAGTTCCGTTGTGTCAAACGCAACAAATGGAATCGAGCCACCTAGAGGGTATCTGTCCATTAAGAAATCGAAGAAGGGACCGCTTAAACAAATTGTTCCAGGTTTTCAATACCTTAAAAACAATTATACTCTTCTGTGGGACATGCTTGATAACACTGGGTATATTAATATTGTTTCTGTGATGCAAAAGTTCTTTGACCAAGCAATCAGTGGCAATTGGAGTTATAATCCTAAGAACTATGCTGACAATGAGGTTCCTGTTTCTGAAATGGCACAAGATCTATTGAGAACATACAAGTATGGTTGGAAGACCAGTTACTATCAAAATACATATGACTTTAAGACTGATGAAGATACTGAAGAATCAAAAACCCTAGATAATCTTGTAGGAGAATTAGAAGGAGCGGAGGAAGACGATTGCGAGAGTTGCAAGATTTAACATGAAAGAGTACAAATTTATTACAAAGGAGAAAGATCATATGGAAGGCATGACAGTCTTCAATGCAGAAAAGGTAGATACCAAGAAGCAACCAATGTTTTTTGGTAGACCTTTGGGGGTTCAGAGATATGATCTTTATAAGTATCCAGTATTTGACAAACTTACACAGCAACAGTTAGGTTATTTTTGGAGACCAGAAGAAGTTTCCCTCCAAAAAGATAGAGCAGATTATGCAAACTTGCGTCCAGAGCAAAGGCATATCTTTACTTCTAATCTTAAATATCAAATCCTTCTTGATTCAGTTCAGGGTCGTGGTCCTAGTATGGCGTTTATGCCTTACTGCTCTCTCCCTGAACTTGAAGCATGTATGGAAGTCTGGGGATTCATGGAAATGATTCACAGTCGTTCCTATACCTACATCATCAAGAATGTCTACCCAGATGCCTCTGAGGTCTTTGATAAAATCTTGGATGATGAACGCATCCTAGAACGTGCTAAGAGCGTTACAGAGGCATATGACGACTTTATCAATGCTGCTCAGAGATGGGGTGCGAGTGGTATGTGGACGGACGATTGGAGAGATTCTCCAAATATGCTGGAGGAGCGTAGAGAACTGAAGCGTAAACTTTATCGTGCAGTCACCAATGTCAACATCCTTGAGGGTATTCGTTTCTATGTTTCCTTTGCATGTTCATTTGCATTTGGTGAACTGAAACTTATGGAAGGTTCAGCAAAGATTATTTCACTGATTGCTCGTGATGAGAACCAGCATCTTGCTCTTACACAAAATATTATTACTAAGTGGAAGCAAGGTGATGATCCAGAGATGGAAGAAATTGCTAAAGAAGAACAAGAGAATACTATCAACATGTTCCGTAAGACAGTTGATGAAGAGAAGGCATGGGCAGAGTACTTGTTTAAAGATGGATCTATGATTGGTCTGAATGATAAACTACTACATCAGTATGTTGAATGGATTGCAAACCGTAGAATGAAATCAATTGGTATCAAACCAATTTACGACATTCCAGCAAGTAATAATCCTCTACCCTGGACAGAGCACTGGATTTCCTCTAAGGGTCTTCAGGTTGCTCCACAGGAGACTGAGGTTGAATCGTACATCGTCGGAGGTATCAAGCAAGATGTCAAAAAAGATTCATTCGCAGGATTCAAGCTTTGAGGCAATTTGGAAGGAGATGGAGGAGATAGAACCTCTAACACCACTCACCTCCACGAAAGACTCCTTACAAGCGTATAGAGACGCCGCTGCGATAGACAGGTATCTCTTCGGGGATTACGACAGTTACGAAGCATACAAGAGCACAGAGTCCTAAGGGACTCTTTTTTTATGGCTTGACAAGACTTCAATATCTGTGTAGAATAACTCTGTCGGGGTTCATAGGGATGGCTTAGCTATATAACTATATGAAACATAAACACCATATCATTCCTAAACACAGAGGCGGTAGTGACGACCCTAGTAATCTAGTAGAGGTTACTGTTACTCAACACGCTATGTTCCATTACTGTGAGTATCAACTACACGGTCAATGGGAAGATAAATGTGCCTGGATGTTATTAGCAGAGAATGCTAAACACCCCTTAGAGGTCAAGGGTAGAAAACTTACAGAAGAGCAGCGTCAATCAATCTCTTTAAAAATGAAGGGTAATACGAATGCCGCTGTGCCTTGTTTAGAAGAAACCAAGGAGAAGATTAGTAAGGCGAATAAGGGTAAGGTTAGGTCAGCAGAAACGAAAGAAAAGTTGAGAGTTCTAAATACCGGTAAGCGACACTCCAATGCTACCAAGGCCAAATGTGTGGAAGCAGGTAAGAGGGGTGGTCGTAAGAAAGGTAGTGTCCCCTGGAATAAGGGGTTGAAAAAGAATGAAACCGCAAAGTGCTAAAAATAAAGGAAGAACTCTCCAAAAATGGGTAGTCCAACAACTCATTGAAACTTTCGATATACATCCAGAAGATATCAAATCCTGTTCTATGGGAGCTGGTGGTGAGGATGTACAGATGGCCAGAGCAGCAAGAGAGAAGTTCCCTTACAGTGTGGAATGTAAGAACGTAGAGAAACTGAACATATGGGATGCTTACGATCAAGCAAAGGCAAATTGTGGAAACTATGAACCAATAGTTGTTATGAAAAAGAATGGTAAGCAACCATTAGTCGTGATTGATGCTAAATCCTTTATTGAACTAAATAAAGAAAAGAATTCGTAACAATGAAACCCACACCTAAGGAACTGCAGGAACATAACAAGTATTACGAGCAAGTAGTAGAGCACCTTATCTCTGAGGGTTATACAGCAGATAAAGAAGGTGCAGAAAGTATTATCAATGGGATGAGCGAAGAATGGTACAGTCTGATCGTAGGGGAATAATCAGTAGTCTTATCATAGGACTTATGTTAGGAATAACAACATACTTGTTCCTAACACTGCCCTTGACGCCGAATGCAAATTATACTATAATAGAAGGGTCAAGCAAACGAAATTGACTATTGCCCCGTTAGCTCAGGAGACAGAGCACGGACCTTCTAAGTCTGCGGTCGTGGGTGCGAATCCTACACGGGGTGTTTGGAATCTTAGTCTTATAAATTATGAATTCGATTCAGCCTTACTCGACTGTTCTGGTTCTGAATAGTTCTTATGAACCTCTTCATTTTACGAATTGGAAGAGGGCAGTTGTTCTCCTGTATAAAGAGAAGGCAAAAGTAATTTCAAAGACGGTAATACGTCTGGTGAATTATGTTATTATTCCATTTCGTCGTATGAACAATTTGTATCCAACTCGGAGTTTGATTTACAAGAGAGATAAGAATACATGTCAATATTGTGGAGCAACCAAAAAACTTACAATTGATCATGTATTACCAAAGTCTAAGGGTGGGGAAGATACTTGGGAGAATCTGGTAGTTGCTTGTTCGTCTTGTAATGTTAAGAAGGGAGATAAGTTACTAGAACAGACTGGTATGAAACTTGCAAAGATTCCTAGGGCACCTATCAGTAAGATTCTGATGGACCTGGAGAATACCAGAAATCAAGAATGGATTGATTACATATATTGACGACAGATCACGGATATGTTATTATATCCATATTGCGAGATTAGTTTAGAGGCAAAACTAAAGGTTTCCAACCTTTCGTCACCGGTTCGATTCCGGTATCTCGCTTTCCCTTAAGGGATAATTAACCTTCGGCATTCTTAGAATGGCACTTTCACAAAGCACTTTGGATAATCTGTTGGAGGCAGAATCTCATGTAAGAGCAGCAATTAAATCTGCTGCTGTAAATGAGAAACCTTTAGTAGTCAAGCAGTTATCAGATATCCTTATCAGCATGGAACAATGTAAAAAGTTTGATGAGATTATGGATATGCTAGATAATAGAAAACCCGGTAGCAGTGGTCAATTCGGTTCATTTTTTAACTATGAAGATTAATCTCTGGTATTCTAAAAGCATGGGACAGTGGCGTTGGACTCTTTGTGAAGAGTTTGAGAACGGTGTTACCAAAGTAGAACAAAGTTCTGGTCAGCAACCTATGTTGCGTGACGCTATGAATGATGTAGCAAATACTGTTGAATATCTTCTTGATGTTCGGGAGTCCTGACGAGAGTCCCCTTTTTAATGGTTAAAATTGTATTAATTGTCTCTATATAAAAAAGTTTTTTTACTAAAATGAAACTCAAAGCAATCGCAACAATCGCTGCTGTTACTCCTCTGATGGTTGCCTGTGGTAGTCCATCGACTACATTCAGACTTGATGCAGCAGGTGCTACATTCCCTGCTCCTCTTTATAATTCATGGTTTCAAGCATATAATCAAGAGACTGGTAACCAAGTAAACTATCAAGCAGTTGGTAGTGGTGCTGGTGTCCGTCAGTATGTTGCTGGAACTGTTGACTTCGGTGCCACCGATGGTGCTGTAAGTGATGAGAAGCAGACAATTCCAATGGTCCACATTCCTATGACTGGTGGTGCTATTGTTCCTGCTTACAACATGCCTGGTTGTGATGTCAAGATGACACAGACACAACTTGCTGATGTATATCTTGGTAAGATTACTAACTGGTCTACCTTTGG